TCCTCTCCAATCCCTTGACGATCTCTGGATGGCATAGAGACGCTTAACCTATTTGGGTTTTTGTATGCACTCATATCACGGCTTCCGGCGCGGTTCTGATTAGATGCATCTCCGTTGTTGCCGCTAGAGGTAATGCCTGCAACTCTATCCTTGCGTGCTTCATTGCCGCTCATGTTCTCGTTAATATTGCGGAAACCCTGCATGACTTTGTCCCGATTGGCATAGCGGGTAGCATATGGCGCAGGTTCGTACTTGTTGAAGTTGGTGTTTTTGGCATCACGCTTCTCTTGCCTTGCCCGTGCAATAGCCGCTTTTTTCTGCTCCTTTGGGCTCGGAGCTTCGCCAATGTCATATGCCCTGTTCTCGTTAGTTTCTCTGTTCTTCCGTGCTTTGTTATCAAGGCGAACGGCTTCTCTCGGTGTGCTTGCACGTTGTGAAGAAATAACCCCATCACCGCCGCCAATGGCAATGTCGCCGCGCGTATTTTCATTGTTTCTTTCATACGGAAGTCTCATCGCTTCATCGCGGCTCCCGTAGCGTGGGGTGTATGGTTCTTGTGCAGGGATGACCTTTGGTGGAACTACAGGTTCTGTCTTATGATATTCGTTCAGAACGTCATTTTTAACCGCTTGCAGAACGTCTTGGTTGATCTGCATTGCGCCTAAACGGTTGAGTGCATCCTTGTCTCCATCCACGAACGCTTGCTTGACCACTTGTCTAAGGCGGCTGTTTTTAAGTGCCTTGTTGATTCTGTCTTGCGTGGCAGCAGACGCCATGTTTCCCCTGGTCTGTCTGTCACGGCGTTGACGGTCTGCGATGCCGTTCACCTTGCGAGGTGTATAGATTTGCGGTTCAGTGGAAGGAAGAGAGGTAGAAGCGTTGCTTACAGGTTCCTTGATGGAGCTTGGAGCAGGGATAACAGGGCTGACGTTCGGCTGTACTGCTGTCATGCCGCCTTCGTTGCTTCCTGCCTGCACGTTGCCTTGGGGAGTGTATTGCATGCCCTTTGGCTTCTTCGGCGTGTATACAGATTTGTTGCCGCCTTCGACACGACCGGACGGCTGATACATTCCACCGCCGGATTTAATCGACTTGGTGCCGCTAACGGAGTTCCCACTTCCTCGCGGTATAGCCATCGGGTACGTAACGGATTGCGTCATTTGTCCTATAGCGGCGTTGTCTGCCACCGATTGAGTATTTCCTTGGGTCACTGGTTCCAATGCGTCCTGTGCCGTTTCAGGAGAGTTTGCGCTCCATCCATACTGCGCCGCCAGTTCTTCCTGCGCTTTTTTATTCTTGCCTTGAATGGCTTTGCGAATGGCGTTCAGCTTTTCTACATCTTCATCTGTGTCGGCGGGAAGCGTTTCCTCAAGGTCTTTCAAAAAATCTTCTGCGCTCTTCGGGTTGGGAACGGAAGAGCCACCCGTTTTCCCTCCGTTGAATACTGCGTTCGGGTTTGCACCGCCGTTCATAAACATATCGTAGATCGTTTGGGCGTTGGCAGCCTTCTGATTCCTTATCTCATCCGTTCCTTCGGAGCGTTCATAGAACTTGTCTGCAAGGCGTCCTGCTTCATCGGGGGACTGTGCCTTGATTATTTCCTGCAATGCGCCGTTCTCGCTTCCTTTCAGCTCGTGAATAAGGAAGGAAATCTGCGTATCAAGGTCACTTGGGTCTCCGCCTGTTTCTTCTGCAAACGCCATGAGGTCGTCTTGGCGTGAACCGAGCCACTGCCCGATGCCATAAGACCCGCTATTGGGGTTCTTTGCGGTTGGTGAAATGTCGGTAGTGTTACCGCCACTTTCAAGCATAAGCCCGCCGACAATGCCGGATGCGGCTTTGGGATCTATGCCGAGTTCGTTCACAAGGCGGTTCATGGCGTGCATGGCAGGGCTAGGAGATGGTGTGTCCCCATTGCCGTTATCAACACCTGCGCTATCTTGCCCCATCTCCTGTTGTGGGGCTTGCGCCTTGCCGTTAATGGCTCTGCCGATTCCTGCAAAGCCGCCGCCGTAAATGCCGCCGACAACACCGGCGTCAACTGCGTTGGATGCGAGCTGTCCCCAGTCAAACCCATCAAGGTTTCCATGCTCTGCAATGTAAGGGATGGTCTCATCAGGAAATTCCTGCACAGCTTCTGTCAATCCTTCTTTGACAAACGCCTTCCCCATGAGCTTAGCCGCCCCTTCCGTACCGAGTTCGCGGAACGCCTTTAACCATCCCATTTCGCCGACGCCTTCAAGCGGAGCTTGTGCAGCTGCGTCAAGCCATCCCGCTTGACCTGCGGTAAGCGGGTCTACGCCTTTCTCTGTAAGGTCGTTGTATGCGTCACCTGCAATGCTCCCCGCCATAAGTGCCACGCCCAGTGCAGGGTTTATGATACTTGCTCCGAGCTGTGCCGCCATCAGTGGGGCGTTCTCAAGAATCATGCCGCCGATTTTCTTTGGATACGAAAGTTGGCTTTCATCGACGTTAGATTCCCAGTTTGCGTCAGGAAGTGCGTCTTTAGCCGCCTTAATACCAAGGCGTGCGCCTTCCCAGATGGGGGCGGTAGTCCCCTTTATCTGGTTTTCTACATCGCTAAGTGCTTCCTTGTCGGCGTCGCTGTCCATAAGTCCAGTTCCGTCAAGATCGTTTTCCAGTTCCTGCATGACAGCGGGTCTTGTCCTAGCTGCCATCGCCGGTATACTTTCTACCGCACCCAAAAGGCTCTTTGGAACATTAGCAAGCCCATTGTGAAGTTTAGTTGTCCAGTAGTCGTGATATTCCTTGCCATCAAGAAGCCCTCTTGCGTCAATAGGCTTAAATTCGTTTGGCTCATCGTTGTTATCCTTCAACCAATCCCATGCCATAAATGTTTGTCTCCTTATTAAGTAACAATGTTATATTTCTGTCTGGTCTCTGGCGTAAGTGCCTTGAGATATTCGATTGCGTTTTCCATCTTTCCGTTTCCGGCAAGGGTTTCTCTGATGTAGTTTGCGGCATACATCTGTTGCTGAAGCCCATCCCAGATGCTGTTTGGTATCAGCGCACGGTCTTTATCATCAAGCCCTGATATGTAGGCGTCTAATGCGTTTATGGATCTGGCAAGATTATCCTTATTATCTTTCCCGTCGCTACTGGTGCCGTTCTTAACATCATCAGCGGTGGAATTTGCCATATAGCCTTTAAGCTCATCGCTCATTCTCCGAAGATTTGCGTCAAGCTCATTGGAACGTGCTGTCTGCGTCTTGCTAAGCTCGTTGCCGTTGATAATTAGCGTTCCTTTGCTAGTTTTCTGCACATCTCCACTTGCAACTCCGTTCCCTTTGCCGCCAAGTCCAAGTAACATGCCCATGGCTTGGTCTGGCGTTATCTGCCCGTTACTGTACTTGGAAATAAGGTTGGCTCTGTCAGCGAGGTCTTGGTTTTTCCATGCTACGCTCATGGCATGTTTCCATTTCGCCATGTTCTTTGCCCGCTCGTCATCAAACTGTCCAAGCGTTTCATGCTGCTTGATATTGTTTTCCATGGAGTGGTCAGAGAGTTTTATGGAATATCCCACATCGCGCGCCTTATTGAAGTTGTTTATGTTCTCCTTTAGGAAGGTGTTGTAGGATGGAAGAATCGCGCGGATCTGCGTGCCGCGTTCAGGGTCGATAGAATCAATCTCATTCAGCGTCTGCATGAGTTTAGGGACGGTAGTGTCGGCGTTCTCCATTGTCGGGAGAAGGTTCTTACCGCCTGTTGTTTCGTCTCCGTTATAGATACGGTTCAGAAGTCCGTCAACCGCTTGCTTCTTATAGTTATCCTCTGCGGCTTGCGCGGCAGGAAGTCCACGGGAAATAACCGCCTGTATCTGATTCATTGGTCTGCCCTGTGCGATGCCTGCTTGTGTTACTTGTGCTATCCAGTCTTTCACGGAGAACGGTTTCAACGGCGACGGTTGCACGTTGTTTTGAAGCGCGAACTGAACAGTTTTACCATTCGGGGAATTTTGTTCAGTAGCAGCTGTTTCCGATTTGGAAACAGCTGGTTCTTCTTGCGATGCCTGCTCCTGCTGAACAGGTTCATCGCTCTTTTCATCCTGCTCAGCGTCGGTAAAATTTGCGGTCTTTGCCTGCGGCGGTATAACATTCTGCGTATTGTCAGCGGCTGCCTGCTGCGCTTGTGCCGCTTGAACGGCATCAAGGACCGGCGCAGTCTGCGGCGTTTCCCCATTGAGGTATGCTCTGAACTGTGTGTTCAGGTCAGCAGGCTGAATACCTTGATTCACATTCCCTTGCGCTGCATACATGCTCGCCCCTTGTAGCGGATTGTTTGATACATATCCCGGTGCCGGGTTCTGCGTTACCGTTCCATCGGCGTTCATGACCGTCTGCGGCGTCCACTTGTTTGCAAAGGACTGTGCGAGTGCCTGCTGTGAAAAGTTCTTGGACGGGTCGATATAGTTACCCATGGCGTATGGGTTTCCGCCGCCCGGATCGCCCATCTCTTTCAGCTTATTGTAGATTGCTCCTCTTGCCGCTGACTGCGCCCATTGGTTGTTCGGATCGTAGAGAATGTTCCTTACACGTGCCATGAGTGCATCCTTGTAGCCTGCATCCCCTGCCTGCGGTGCAGAAGCGTTGGCTATTGTGTTCTCCATGACCGCCTTTTGCACGTCGGATGGTTGCACCGCCATAGGGGTAATCTTGTACGGGTCTACCTGCGCCATGACAGGGTTCTGGTTTGCCGAGAATATCTGCGGTGTGGGTTTCGCGTTGTCAGCAGACGCACTAGCCGTCGCCGCATTGGCGGTGTCGGCAGACGAACTAGCAGCCCCTGTGTTAATGGCAGGCGTACCACCCGCCGCGTTTGTTACTGCCGCATTAGCGTTAGCATCAGCAGGTGTCAGTCCATCTTTTCCTTTAAGCGATTCTTGCAGTTTTCTGATGCCTCGCTCGTTGTAATTCTCTACCCATCCGCGACCGAGCAAAAGCCCCAACGCGAATCCTGGATCTCTCGCTGCATATCCTGCAATGGTCGGGTCAATAGTTGCCGTCTGATAACTTAATTGATTGTTGTTCGCCATTTGTTACCACTCCGTTGTTCCTGCCTTGGCTATAAAGCCGTTAGCATAATACATGCCGCTTGGCACTTTAATGTCGTATACAAGTCTGTCGCCGCTTTCAACGAGCAATACAATCTTGCCACGGTCTTTGAAACGCTCTCCGATACGCATTTCTTCCAACGTTTTCCAGTTACCGTCCTCCATGAGCATTGGCTGTGTTGCGGTAAGGTTGATGCATTTGTTTTCGCTTTCGTCCGTGCAGATGGCATAAACTCTTGCATAGTGCGGTGTCATTACGTCCGTTACTTTTTCGTCGCCATTCGGTGTTGTTATAATGTCGCCCTTACGGATTCGTTTCAACGGCTTGTCTCCGTTCGGCGTCTTGATTAGTGTGTCACCTGTGAAGCAGAACAATCCACCGTTTGAAGCAAGTCCGCCTAAGATGCCGCCCCAGATCCCGCTTCCGCCGCTGGTCCTCTGTGTAGAGGTAGAAGTCCCTTTGCCACCCATGGCAGAAATAGCACCGAGATTCGTACCACTAAGCCCGATGGATGTATTCCAAAGGTTGACTGCGGGTTGCTGTGCCGCTTCCTGTGCCGCCGCCCCGAGTGAGATGTTCGCACCTGCCATATTCGAAATGTTTCCGTAAATGTCTGCGAGCTGAGAAATGTCTTGCCTGTACATATCTGCCGCCGTGTTCGCCGCAGCTTGGTTGATGCCTTGAATACCTTGCGATGCCACAGAGCTATTGATAACGCCATTTTGACTAAGATTGTTCAGCAGATTCCCCATTGACTGATTGACTGAGTTTGTGACAACTTTGTTAATATTATCTGTATAAGAAGTTGGTAATTGACCATTAGCAAGGTTTTGATACCCATTCATGGCGGAGTTATTGATATTAGTTGCTTGCCCTAGTAAGTTTTTATAGTCTACTTGCGTCTCACCTATAGAGTTTTCGAGGAGCTTCTTTGCCTTCGTATTCAGATCTACGGCGTTCGGCATGACAGATTCTTCGTAGTCGCCTTGTAACCGCCAAAGCCTTTTTTCTTCTTCGGTCGGCTTATAGGATTGTACCGTGGTGCTAGAGCCGCCTTTTTTACCCATGTTCTACCTCCTTGTAGAGTTCTTTAACGTATATCGTCACATAATAACTGTCGGTCCCCTCTTCGTCCGTCCCTTTGTAGGTGGCTATGACCTTACGCCCTGCTTCATCCTTGCACCAAAACCGGAAATGTCCGTCTCGCTCCTCCTTCTTCACAATCTTGAATTTCAGAAGTCGCAGATACGGAAGAATAGGGAGGATACAGACGGTGGACACCGCATGCCCGCCCTTTGCGAGACAAATCAACTTCGCTAAATCAAACCAAAATTGGATATCACCGCAAATTTGATACACCACTAAGATACCGTCAACAAATTTATATTGAGCAAATCCTCTTTCCGGGAGCCAGTACATGTCAAATCCTTTAGGGCATACCATAGGGTCGTCACGTTCTGTTTCATATTTTTCTACCCATTCTTCTAGAGTTTTAATCATAATGTCACCTCAAATAAAAATACCCTCGGAGAATCCCGAAGGTATTTTTACTATTTACTATTTTATGTAGTAGCCGCTACAGGAAGGCTTGGAACAATACCGCAATTACAGTTATTCAGAAAGCCATGAATCAAAGTAAATGTAGCCGTATCAGCCGCAGTATGAATTAAGTAATTTCTACGTGTGCGAAGTTGGGTAGCATACACATTATGCCCAGACTTCTGTCTCATAGGATATAAGGTTGTTCCTGCCCCGATTTGAATAACAACAGGCATGAGATTTGTAGCGGTCAGCGGAATATCCTGTGCTAACCGTAGAACGAAGTTATAGCAGTTATTGTAAACACCATTAGGGATTGTCAGAACAAGATTTGCGCCACTCACTGCTACTGCCGTAGTCAGTATGGTGTTTTGGTTGCAATTACACATTTTTATCACCTCATTGAAAAGGGACGGCTTGAACCGTCCCTCTCTGTCACGCTTCAAGCGGAATTAAACGACTACACCGTTGCAAGTGCCATATCCTGCCGACTGGTAAGGACTAGCAGTGATATAAGCAGGTTGCGGATATGGTCTAAGCTGATTGACGATAGCCGCACTTTGAATGGTCTGACTGAGATTGAACCTTGCGGTTTGCAAGTCCCTATCACGGTCTGCCAGTCTGTCACGGAGTTCCTGCATGGTGTTGGCAGTAATCAATCCACGAGTTTTTTCAGCTTCTTCGTGGATGGCAGTAGTAATCTTGCAAGTGTTTTGATAGTTTTCTGCCTTTACGCTATCAATGTTACGGTTTGTTTCGCAACAACAGTTCTGCTGAGCAAAGCGGTTTTCGTTGAGTTGCTGACTAATGCCCCAACCATTCTGCATCATGGTTTTTTCAAGCCCATAGTTACCCTGCATAATGTTTCTGCCGAGTTCTGCCTGCCCATTCAGGATAGAATTATTCAGTGAAAAAGTAGCATCTGAGATACCGTAGCCGATGCCTCTAATCTGAGACATCTCATCCTGATGATTGAAACCGGCCTGCATTTCGGCCTGTGTCAGTCCGGCGCGATTTCCGAAGCCAAAACCGCCTCCGCCCATAAGTGCGAAGATAACGACAAGCCACATAAACCACATGCCACCGCCACAACCGAAACCGTCACCGTATCCGCCGCTTACTGGCATCACTGGTTGAATACCATTTCCTTCCATAATCGTATACCTCCCGAAAAGAAACAATATATATATAAACTCTAGCTAGAGTTTCAAACCAAAGGACGATAGAAACTGGTTGAACTGGTTGCTGTCCATTCCTCTCTGTTTCGCGAGATTTTGGGCAATCCCCTGTAGTTCTTCTACGGACTTACCTTGTCCCATTTGCAGTGCCCTTCCCATAAGTGGGTTCTGACCTGCCATTTGCTGAATCATTGCCATTGGGTTATTGGACTGTTGGATCATTCCCAGTAGTTGCATTGGGTTCATTCCCCATCTCTCCTTTCATCGCAGTAATTGCCTTTTCCAGTTCTGCCACCTTGCTTTCCAGTGCGGCGATAGTATCTGCTACTGGTACTTGCTTTGGCGTAGTGGAAAGTGCGTAAACCTTGAATATCGGCATGCCGTTAAGGTCTATTGATTTCTCATAAACCTTTCCTTCTGCCGGGGAAGGGAAGTAAGATGGCGTACCGTCAAGAGTAATCTGTGCGGCACGAGCTTCTTCTATACCAGTTACGATACGCCCTCTGATAGGTGGCACTCGCATCGGTTGATAAGCCTGCTCCATTTGATTGAGCCGTTCCTGCATTTGAGGTGCTGCTCCATACATTCCAGTTTGGTAATTTGGGTATCCGTACATTTCTAATTCCCCCTTCTTCGTATATTATCTTACTTTTCAAAGAAGATAGGGTGCTATGGAAGTGAGTACATTTTGTGATAAAAGTGCTTTATTTATCCCTATGAAGTTTTGTGATAGCACGGTACATTTTACCTGCTATCTTGTCTGCAATAGTCGCCATATTCCGCCGTGATAAGTCGCACAATATAGCTATCTGCTTAAATGATTTTCCTTCTATAAGTCTCATGTGTATGTATTTAAGTTCGTCAGGTGTAAAGATGGCAGTTTCAATAACCGCATTGAGCTCTTCGCGGTCTACAGTTCGTAGCCAATCTTTAACAACCTTCCTGTGAGGACGCATGATAATCGCCTTCTTTCTATGCTCCCGACACGAATGTCGGGAGCAATACCTTTATCAAATCATTCTTTTATACAGTTACTTTTGCATTTTGCAACAGTTTGATTATTTCATTTATTTTCCCTATTATTTCATCATTTGTTGGCTCTCCTTCCAATGATCCTACTGCTTGTTGTTTTTGGATGCCTGTATATCCATCAGGCAACAATCTGTTTGATAAATCAGAAGATAAGTTTTCCACCGTGACGTTTTTATCTCCAAGCAGTTTATTGAGTATCCCTTGTGATAAGTTTTCCTCTTTAACGTTTCCGCTTTGGAGTAATTTATTTTTGACGGCTTTCGATAGATTTAATTCACTGACATTTTCGCTAGCAAGTAGTCGTTGTCTTGTGTCATTAGACAACTTATCACTCGTTACCGCATCATCTTGAATGGCCGAAGTATCAACTCTTCCATCGCCAAACACTGCATTAACTAACGCTTGATTGAGTTTATCTTTAGATATAGCCCCATCGGCAATATTGTTTGTGTTTATAGTACCAAGATCAATCATATCCCCCGTGATTTTATCAAGTATCCGTAGTCCTTCTATGTTCATAATTGCCTTCCAGTACTTATCTTTTCTGTAGAAAGGGGATTGAAATGGAGTATCATATGGAACCCCTGCCAAAGTGCAGGCAAAAGAATACATATATTGTTCCTCTGCGGTTTGCGGCTTTGGCAATTCTTGAATAATCTCTTTTTTCTTATCTACTGTATTTAGCAAAGATATCTCGTCTTTTGTTGCCATATACTCACCTGCTTAATTACAATGATTCAAGAGATTCTTTCACCTTATCTCTATATTTTTCCGGCACTTCTTCAAGTATCATTCTGCCTGTGATAACACGGTTTGCGTAAAACTTTACTCTAGCCATATCTGAATCTACAACAAGAAGTCCTCCTGCATCTACCGCTTTCTTATACCCTCTCTATTGATATAAGAATGAGAGCTTACAATTTTATCCCTTCGATTTCTGCACGTACTTCTAATGTGTACAAGTACCTACCCATATACGATGCCTGTTCTTTTAGTAGCCCTAACGAACAAGTTGGTTCAAAATCAAGAGTACCAGCTTCATGTTTAATAATTGTTCTATGAAGTTTATCATAACGAATCTTAGTCTGATAATATTCTGCTTTGAATCTATCTTTATAGTCAGAGCTATTCATTAAAGTAATCGTGTCTTTAAGTTCCATGTGTCCTCCATCTATACAGAAACTAGATTGTTGCTACGTACTGCTTGAACAGTTTGCCTTCCGGCATATCGGGGTCGTCCCAGTACAATGCTTTAGCCACCGCGATATACTTTTCAGGGTCTTTGCCTAAGACGTTAGAAAGGTCGCTATACAACATGTTAATCGCGTAATACAAATCTGCGGGATGGTCAATGTTACGTTTCTTTGCTTCCTCCTCCACTTCTGCAAACGCCCAGTGCGGGCCAGTAGTACCATCAACGTTTTCCATATGAGCTACTGCCTTAATAGCAATGTCGTTATCGAAATACGGGCCATAATCTATCTCGTGCAATTTGAGTAGCATACGTTTTGCCTTCGGGTCTGCGGTATCCAAAGTAAGGCTGTCCAAGTATTCACAAATGATATTATGCAATTCGCAAGCCTTCGTGTTGTCCGAAGACATATCAAGATATTCTTTAGCAGTAAGCATATTAAACCTCCTATATCAGAATAATGTATCGTTATGCCGACCAACCACCATTTGATTGTTTCTAACGGCTTCTTTCTTCACTTGATACAGTTCACCTGCTTTTGTACGCACATAGCATGGGACATCACCGCTTCCTTTAACTTCCAATTTGACATACGCCTGTTGCCCTTTGCTCAATCCGTTTGCTGTTCATCTCATGGGCTGTCTCTAGGGCACGTACACGCCCATCAAGATCTCGCCTGTCCATTGCAGACCGTTCAAGCTCTCTTTTGAGTTCTTCAAGGACTGAAGAGTTCATGTCGATGGCTTTTTGGAGTGGTTTGATAATGAGATAGTCAAAAGCAACACTTAAAGTAACAGCAATGGCAAACACAGCAGCGATGTCTTCTAGCGTCAATATACCTCCTATTTAGAGTAACCAATCTAAGAAATGTGTTGTTACACATCAAATATACTTTTCAGAAATATAGCATTTCAGGCACATCAGCAAACATTTGCACCATTAAAGCTCTTGCACCTTCTTCGGATGTGTGCGCATGATTATCACTGCTTTGCCAATACCCACCAATCCAATTTCTGTTTTCATCAACACCTAATGCAGTAACAGCATCTACATATCTATAGCCACTCATTTTCACATAAGTATTTTTAGCATTATTGTTTCTACCTGCTCCTGTATAATCTTCCTGTGATTCTGGTACAGATGGAATTGTGCATAAAACAAGTGTAATATTATATTGCTTGCAAATAGATTCTACTTCTTTTAAAGCATCTAACCAGTTTTGGTTCGGCGTATTGTCATTTGGATCTTCATCATTCATCCCCATAAGCCATACAATTATTTTAGGCTGTTGTACTGCAATAAGTGATTTCAATGATTTTAAAGCAGTTTGGCTCGTCCGACCTGCGTATCCATCCAACAAAAAACCTTTATCATACCCTAGGGAGACAGCTTGTCCTACCCAACGATTATCATACAGAGAAATCCATGAATCGCCAAATACCCACACAGGCTTATTCATGTCTAGCATACTTACGGAAAATGTACACAATGAATAATCACTATCTGTAGAAGCTCCTATACCGTAAATAGGTTCTCCTACACGTAAATTGGTGACAGCAGGACATACCCATCTTTTTCCATTACTTTGAATAATAAGTCTTTTATTGAAAAGAGAACGTCCCTGTTCCACGATAACCTGAAAATCTTTTTCGATAGTCAATCCATGTTCAAAAGTTCTGTCGAATCTGCTAATACTTGAATATACATTTACATGCGTTGGAGTAATCTCAATATATGGACGCACAATTTCACCATTGTTATATGCCCCTATTTTAGTTGATTTAAATGCAGAAGAGAGTAATCCAGTAAACATCCATATTTTATTAGTCCATACATTCTCAAAGCCAAGGGAAATAACGTCTCCCTTATTCATAGCACCTTTATATATAAAAGGTTTTCCTTGTTTCTTTTGTTTAACAATTCTTTCTACTATCGCATTAGGTTTCGTTATAGTAATAGCAACATTAGGATATGAAAGGATAGGGCTACAGGTAATAATTACCTTATTGATCTTACTAGGAATTTGAAAGCTGGGGGCCTTTATATTGTACTGTTTGCCTTTACTTACAAGTAATGCATCATCACAAAAGGCTACCACGGCATTAATATTTACTGTGAAATGCTGTTTAACTCCATTTTTTTCCATAACGGATGAAACAGTAATAATATCTCCTTCAGAAACATCAGTAAGCACAAAACGTCGCAAACCAGAATTATTTATAGTTGTCATATCTGGATTCAGACCATAAGCATCCATGTTTGAGACACTCTCTTCGGAAGTTATAACTTTGTCATGATAATTTTTTTGTAAGAGTGTGTCCATATCCTCATCAGTAACGTCTTTTAGGTTAGCAACATTCTTTTCTAGGTCACTTATCTTTCTAGGAAGCGTACTATTTTGAGTTTCATAAATTATTCGTAGCTCTTTTTGCATGCTATCAATTTTATCTGTTAAATCTACATCCGTATTATCCCTATAACGAAACATGAATTTATACCATGCATCTTTATCCGCAACATATTCTTTACTTGCAAAACCATTTAAAGTTGCATCAATAAAATTTTTCTCTTCACTATCCGAATATCGTCTCCATGCATATTACATATTAATATTACTGCTAGCAATTATGTCTCCAACAGAGAGATGGATTAGTTTTTCTGTTTGCAATGTTTTATTAGTGGTATATACTAAGCCATCAGATAAACGAAAGCCGCCCGTAACAAGTTTAATGACAGTAGGTTTCTCCACACCTACAGTATCATTCAGTTGTGATAAAATTTCCCCAACAACAGCACTATCTGCAACTGCTCCTGATACTGTTAAAGTTTTGTCCGTTGTAAAGCCCTCGGAATTATATACACCCCCAGAAACCCATTTAGTGCCATCATTATAGTACCAATTACCTTTAATATAATTAGCTTCACTACCCGTATAGACATAGATTTTGTTTTTGTCTGTCATTGCGGCTGCAGTTACTGCCACTAATGGTGTACCGACACTGGCTTTTAAACTAGTAACTTCTTTAGATACGGTGGTAATACTTTCTTTGTTGGCATTGATATTACTGGTATTTTTAGCAATATCGGTATCATTTGTCGTAAGGTGTTTATTTACCTTAGCAATCTCATCTGATAAATTTTTGTCTTTTTGGAATAATAGTTTGTATATACGTTCTATTTCTGCATTGTGTTTAATCCATGAATGATAATTATCATCACCATTTGGACCTATATCAATTAAATATTTAGATATCTGCATAAATCATACCTCTACCCAGTCATAACCTATATAATTCATAATAAATGGAAATCCTTTTCCCCATATCTGCATCCTTACCATTGGGGCTCTACTTATACACCTAACACGCATTGAAATAATATTAGTGGGTGTAGCAAATTCTTCATCGGCAAACACATTTCTATTATTCTCATAAACATCACTACTTGGTTGTATTGCAGCAAATGAGTTTTGGCTAGTAGCTATATTGTCTCCCGGAGTTCTACGTCTAGGAAATGGCAATTTTACTTTTCCTATTTTTAAATAACTTTGTGCATCATCAAATGACGTGGCATACGGAGTTATGCCAAAGTTGACTTTTTTTACTAGGATTTCGTTTAATGAAAAAGCTGACTTGAATTTTGCGGTAAATGCCAGTGGTAACCCACCGTCGAGAAACTCTTCCGTAAATTTGCTTACTGCGTGGTCCCTAAATAAATATATATCTTCATTAACACACACTATATCAACGACTGGCTCATTAAACGTCCTCTGAAAGAAAGCGCCCGTATTGCAATCCATAACAAGCACATATTTTGTGTGACTTATAAACCAAAGTTGATTAAGCGGTGGCACATATCTCAACTTTGTATCATCATCTAGTGAAGATATTTCACGCTTTACCTTTAAACCTATATCCATAGGTTTCATATCGCCATAATCTTGTGTTGTTTGAACGGACTGTAATATACCATTGCCTAAAATGATAACCTGCTCGCCTACATTGCAAAATGACAATCCATTTTTGCAATAGATGTTTCTACCAAGTTCAGATATTTTCCAATCGGGATATTCATTTTCTAAGCGAAATACCATGCCATTATCTTTGATGAACAATATATCTTTAGATAAATTCACCATACCAAGTATTTTCCCACCAACTTTATACCCGATTTGTGCAAACAATGCTTTTGAAGGATCTCCTGCATCTATATCCCAGTTATCCTCATCGCCAACAGATGAATATTTCACATTATCCGCATCATCAAATGTTAATACACGCCCTGAGCGAATATATGCACCTTTTGAGTGTTCTGGACTATTTTCAAGAGTACTCACTCTTTCTTTTGTAGAGTACTGTAATTTACCGCCACTTGCTATTAAAACCCCATCTTCCCATAGCGTAGTTATAACAGGTGACTTCCCTGTTAACGCTCCTGCTTCTGTAAATATTTCAAAATCTCTTGTTGTAATAATCTTATAGTCACTAGTAAACAACAAGAACATATCGTTGATTACGTCATAGGCGGCTGATGTTACGTCATAGTCAAACTTACATATATCAACAGTCCCTTTGCATGTTCTTAACAGTTGCATTTTCCTGTCAATTTCCATATTGACAACTTCTCTAAGCTCGTTTTCTGCGATGTTATCTTCCATCATTGACGAATTTAGCCCTGCGGAGAAATCATTATATATAGCCCTTTGCACATTTTGGTGTTTCGTCGATAGCTTCATGTGTTATTCCCACCATTCATTTAAGTCACATACGCCACCATATTTCTTACTATCAAATTCGTATTGCCAACCAACTACTCGGAGTGATGGATTTTCAAGTTTGAAGTCGCACTGATAGCTGCTAGGTTCTGCGGACCAGTACGGTACATAATCTGCCAAGTCATAGCAGTTGATTTTATTCAACGTAGCATAGTTGCCATAGATACCGCATGAATAGCCGTTGGCATTACATTCAGAAATAAACGCACTGGCAATAGCAGTAAGTTGTTCAGCGTCCATTGCGTCAGCAAGAAATGGCTCTACATCAAACCATATGCCAAGCGGCGGTTGCCCCAAACCATTTAATGTATCGACTACCACATCAGCTTCTTCTATTGCACGTTCTGTGGTTTTAGCATGAGATAAGCAATACACGCCCCATTTCATACCTGTTTCTTGCACGCTATAGAAGTGATCCATGAACGTACTATCAATAGTGCGGCCTTCTAAAATCTTGATTATAACGCCATCTTCATTTTCTGCTATAGCGTTCCAGTCAAGCCCTTCTGACCAACCGGAAATATCAATTACATTCATTTCTTACTTTCCCTTTCTACCATCGGTCTAGGTGGAATAACTGGTGGTGGCATGGAAGGCTTTTCTTTTTCAAACATATCCGGTATGCCATTGTGGTTTTTATCAACAAAGCACTCCATGATAAAGCCAAAGAACCCGGTGGCTCCTGTGCATATGACAATGAACTTTGACATAGCGTCAAGGTCTGCAATGCCATTTTTCAGAAACATAAACATCCATGCCACATACCACGTAGCCAAAAGAAGGATAATAAAAAACAGGTAGAATAACACGACCTTCATAGTCATCTTGTCATACTTCCTGCTTTTGAGTTTCTTTAAAGTTGTTTGTACGTATTCAGTAAATTTGGTTATGATTTTCATTTTCCAATTTCTCTATTCTATGGTTCATTTCTCCAAGGAGTATGCCATGGTTTTTAACTGCCGTATCCAACTCATGAGTTTTTGTTACGTTATGTGCAATGGTTTCTGCTAAATTATCTATCGACTTTTGCAAAGACTCAATAACAAAAACCTTAAACAGCCACGTCCATATACCAAGTATCCCGGATATAATAAGAACCGTTTCGTTATTCATCATTATTAGCACCTATTTTGTTGAAAGAAATTGTGCTCAATTACGACATACCTGCACTTATAGCTTGTTGTAAGGTTGTTAAGATATTAGAATCTTGCGTTATATCGTACTCGTTATCGTTTAATGCTAGAAGCACGGCACTCTTCACTATAACTGCATTGATCGCTTCATGCTCAAATGGTAAGTCATCATCAATAGTCACTAATTCAGGTGTAGCAAAATACCTAAACCTAATGCTTTCACTACCGTCTGTTATTGTAGCTTTGTTGTCTGTCATTCTAATAGGATACGTTCCGCAAGCGTTCATGTAGTTCTTTGGAAGTTTATCTCCATCATGAATCAACACCTCTTTAGCCAATACAGGCCATTTCGCGCTAATCAAAAGGCTTGCAACTTGTTGTATAGCAGTATTTAGGAATGAAAGATATTGATTAACTGTAAACTCCCCTGCTATATCGTGTGTACCGTACTTAATTTCTTCAATGGCTTTGTTTACTTCCATTATTACACCTTCCATATGGGGAATACACGCCTGTTGGCGTATCGTCTTACAGGAATAAGCTCTTCAGCGAGCGTCTTGTTGGCTTCTGCCATAATATCTTCCTGCGGATTCTGATTCAGTATCATGCCAGTCAGTTTGACTATAAGATCTAAGAATATATCGGGAAGCTCCAATACATCGTCTGCCTTGACCGCCTTGACAGAATATCTGTATAGAAGGGCTACGTCCTCAAGCACATAGAGCTTCCCATTCAGCACTTTGAACTCGTGGTGACATGGTTTCTTCTGTGCAGGGCATGGGTGGAGAGGGTATCGGAATCTGATAGTGACGATGGAAACAATAGATAGCAGATCTTCCGGCAAATCAAACCCATCACTGTATTCGACATGAGGTTTCTTCTCCTCTGCCGTCTCATTCTCCTCGTCAATCTTTGCGTTGATTTCATCAAGGCGGTACTCTACCTCTTTTTCAAGGAAATCACTGTTCTTTAGTGCAAAGGTTCTGTTGATATAGCGCACAGCTTCATTGAGAGACTGGATAATGTCGTAATCAGAAAACTTGACCTCATTATTGTCTTTCTGCTTGAAGCGCACGGACTGAATAATGTCTTTGACGTTTATCATACTGTCTCCAAAAGCTGATTCAGCGCATCGGGCTTCCTTTGACTTGCTGAATCCTTTGTAATAAGAGGCACCGCGTACCCATGCCACATGCATTTCTTATGGTTTACGGCAAGTGCCTGATGAACCTTGAAGAATTTCAGCATGTAGGTGGTATACCCTGCCATGTCCCCTTCTCTCTTTCTCGCCATAGCTTCTTTAAGCCACGGGTCAAACTGGTACATTTCTTCTGGAATGACACCTAGCATGTAGCCGTTCTTGCCATTCCCCATGCCCATCTCATCATATTCCTTGGCTTGGGCGATAGCCCCTGACAGATCTACCGTATTTCTAAGGTAGCAAGTCCCATCATCTTCCAGCCGTATTTCCTGCTTGGTAATCATTTCAGTACCCCATAAATAAAAAAAAGGGAACAACGCTAAGTCATTCCCTTCACTTTAACTAAAACATATTGCTTTTATCTCTTGATGCCGATGATGGACGCCGACGCTTTCGGCTGAGATGCCTGGAGTGTCAGTTTGGTTTCCAGCACGAATTTATCATAGGTGCCGGTCTTGTCCAATCCGCTGACTTCATGCGGCTTTTCAAAGTAACGGAGTTCCCAGTAGTCGAAATCGTAAATATCAATACGATCGGAGTTGTACATACGATGGGAGTGTGCAGTGACTACGCCGCCGTCGGTTTCGTAAGTATCTGCGACTTCCGAACCGTAACGGGTTTTCGGCTGACGCTGCGTGGTTGCCATCGCCGAAACAAGTTTGGAGAAGCGGCGTTTATTTTCCATAGACATGTAGGCATCAGTCGGTTTACCGCCGCGGTTTGCTGCCATTGCCATTACATCGTCAATGTCATCGAGGGTGTACTGTGCAGCTCCGCCGAGAGACTTGACGTTGGATTTAACAATCTTGACTTCGGTGCCTGTGTCGGTCGGCTTTACCTGCGTAGTCGCAGAGGTATCGCCACGTACAGCATCCTGAATCTTGTCGTAAATAGTAAATGCGGTTTTCGGGTTGGATTTATCAAGTCTTACGTAGTAAACGGCACCCGCTTTCATGCCGGCAGGCATTTTCTTGCCGATGAAGTAAACAAAATCGCCGGTCTTGAGGTTGTGTTCTTTGGTGGTGGTGAATACGCCTGTTTCTGCGGTCGCTGTTACATCAAGGGTATCGAGATCCATAAAGTACGGAACACCGCCCATGAGAGGAGCTACGGTTTCGCTTCCCATGCGAGCCTTGTCATTGGTGATAAGTGCGTATTCAATATCAAGTGCCTGCTTGGTAAATGCATCGGTCTTGGCTTCGCTCATGGCATCGCCCTGCGGTACATTGTAAATTTTCTTGACCTTACGCTGTACGTCAGAAATGAGACCGGTGTTCTGGAAGAACTGAACATAGTTTTTCAGCCCTTCAATAGAACCTACTTTGTGATACTTGTATTCTTCGTATTCAAGGTGGGCGTTTTCACTCGGTGGTTCAAGGCGTTTTGTCATCCACATAGTATCAGTGGCAGTGACTTCCTTGCCCTCTGGAAGTCGGGAAAGAATCTGTGTCGAGGTCGGGTCGATGTTGTAGAGTATCGGGGAATAATCTTCCGCTTGACCTACAGATTCATAGGTTACGCTCTGGGAACTAGATGGTCCCAGCTTTCTTGTTACGTCCTGTGGCATTATTTTCCTCCTTGGTGGTAATTACAGGAACTGAATATATATAAACACAAAAGTGTGTTTATCGCTTCATGGAGCTAAGCCATGCTTCTACAATCTTAGATTTATCTCTCACTGGCGCGGCTCTAAGCTGTTCTGCGTAGTCGATTGGTTTGACAACATCCTGCCCTGTCCCCTTTCTCTCCACGGATGGGGAACGCGGGGATGGTGTAGTAGATGTGCCGTTCTTCTTTGCGTAAAACTCTTTTCTGCAATCTTCATAGTAGTTCTTCACTACTTCGGCAGACTGCGGGTCGAGCTTCCCTTGCATGGCTTTCTGAATAGCGGGAGCGATGGCAACCGCTTTCTCGTATGGCATTGTTTTGTAATGCTCCTGCATGAAGAACCCGATTTCATCAAAGTTCGGTTCGGATGTTCTCTGCTCATCAATCCAATCCGCCACGCCCTTCTTGAACTCGTTCTCCTGCTGCGCCTTCATCTGCTCAACACGAACCTGTTCGCTATATCCGCTGATGATTTGAGACCGTGCTACATCAAGGGCGGCTTTGTATCGGGATACTTTGGTTTGAATTTCATCGTTGTCGGAAAATTCGCCCATGGATAACTCATCCTCGGTGATACCGACATCTTTCATAGCTTTGTCGTGTGCCGCCTTGTTGACCGCATCGAGGAACTCGTTCCGAAGCTCGGTCTCGCTCTTTTGCGGCGGTGGTTCCGGGGCGTTCTGCTGTTTCATTGCGAGGTATTGCGGCTGATATTCAGGCGGTATCTTGCTTTCGTCCACCTGTCCCATCTGAATAGCAAGGGAAAGCTCAGCAGGCGAATAGAATTGCGGCTGTTGAACCTGCGGCTGAACCTGTGGCTGTTGAGCTTGCTCTGCCTGTTCTTCTGGCGGTTCGGCTTTCTCGGGTCCTTCCACCTCTGCTCCGCTAGGGATGGTCTCTACGACCTTCCTGCCTGTTCTTTCGTCAATGCGAAGCCCCATTCGAGGGCTTTCTTCCGCGGGCGTTTCGTTGGTTTCTACCGGCGTAGATTCTGCCGAAGTAGATTCTACCGGCGTTTCGTTCTCTGGCATTAGTTATCCTCCAATTTGGACTCCGCAATCTTTCCTGTGTTTATGATTGCAATCATGGTGTCTGTAAATCTCTTCGCCGCACGCAAGTCTGCACGTATGGTGTTCGGGTCTTTCGCCGTGTGAAGGAGCGCATACAATGCGGCGTGTTCCTCTGATTTTTGAAACTCCTCCAAAAAAGAGGAAAGTGTCTCCGCACTTTTCCCCTTCTTTATCATCTCTTGCAAACGTCTTTCTCGTTCGCGACTAGTCATCTTATCCATTTGGTCTCCTAAGAGCCATTCCTCTAGGACTTGCAGGAAGGTTCATTTTCTTCAATATCTCGGCTATCGCATCAGGTGGCAGGTCGTTCAGCCCTGCGGATACCTTCGGAATACCGCTCTTCCTTATGTCGGCGGCAGCTTTCGCATCTACCAGTGCTTTCTTCGCCGCGATCTCTGCCTGCTGCTGTGCCTGCATCATTGCAAGCTGCGACTGTTGTCTCTGTGCCTGCGCCTGCTTGAATTGTTCGCTTGCCGGGTCTATCAGCGTCTTTTCGGCGTTCGTCAGTCCCATTTCTTCAAGAAGCGTCTTTCCTGCTACATACCAACTGTTTTCATCAACAATTCCCTGCTGTGCGAATACTGGATATATCTGATTGATGAGTACCATCAGGTAGTTGATACGTGCTTCTTTCGTTCCTGCTCCCTGCGCCACGTTAAGCACAAGGTCGTAGTCCACGTTTACGTCCGCGCTGGAGATAGACACGTTCTTGTCTCCTACTCTAATCATCTGCTCGGAATCTCCGAACTGCTGATTGAGCTGAATCAAGAAACGGAATATAGGCTTGAAGAAGTTTTCGGCAGACAGGCGAGCCATATTTTTCTGCCGCTTCTCTGCCTGCCCCATGATGCTCGTGATGCCTGTTGCGGTCTTGTTCAAGGATTCAGAATCAAGCCCTTGATTGTACCGTGTCGAGCCCGTCTGCGCTTCAATCTCGTTCTGTGCATAGTCTACAAGGCTCATTGTTGCCGAACTCATCGGAGGCGTAGAAATCGGATAGATGAGGTTTCCCGGCATCCCGTTGGTAGGGACTAAATCTTCATTATCAAGAAGGGCTTCTACGTCTACATTTGCTTGGTCAAATGCCATTTGAGGACTGTTGCACCTTGCGATGTTGATTATCATCTGACGAATGACCGCTGTCTTTAAGTCCTGTTGCTGTTCTACAACATCGGCGAACCCTGACTTCTCATTAAAGATGACCTGAGGGTCTCTTTCGGAGCAGTTCACGAAGAATGGCACTCTTTTGAAGTTATTCGTCTGTATTTTGAGCGGTATTTCACTATCGCCCACCGTGTGAACGATGAGTTTTTCGTAAATCCCGTCATCATTGTAGTCTACGTCTACATAGCACTCATAGAGTTCTACATCCTTGGACGCATTATCCGCGTCTGTAAGCTGATAGCTCTTTGTAGAAAGTCCCCTGTTATGCGTGGTGTCGTACTGCGTGTATTTGGTATCCCCTGCGTTCTTCAACGCTTCATCCACGTTTTCATACACGCCGTCACGCTCTCTGCGTTTCAGGTAGTCCCCTTTTACAATCTTTCTGTGTGCTACAAACTTGCACTCGTTTATGGATGATGCATCCGGCGTGAATCGGAACTCTGACGGCGGCACCCTCTCAATAACAGGGTAATTGTCGGTCACGCGAATCTCGTTGTATTCGACATTGTAATAACCGCCGTCCACCTTCTTGATTTTGGTTACTTCTATATCACCTGCGGCAGCGGCATTGGAAAGCTGATTCATGATTTCATAGTCCATCGGGCCAATCATGATTTGCATCGGTACGTGTTCTTCTTCGTGCTTCCACCAAACCTTGGCAACGCCGTAGTTAAGTTTTAGTGAATCTGCCCAAACATCATTGCAGAAGGTGGTATAGTCGTTCTTCGTGTCGAGCTGATACTGAATCAGCATTTCTGTTTTCTTCGCGGCATCGGTCTTATCTATGTTGCGAGCCTGCACGCTGACTGGTTTATCTGAACCGGTAAAAACCTCCATGACCTGCGGAATAATCCAGTCAATGGAGGTTTTAACGTCCCTTGATACCCAGTCAGACATTTCAGAAAGCCGCGCGAACTTCTTTCTGTAGTGGCCTTTGGTGGCGTTGTAGATTTCTTCTCTTTCAAGAATTTTCGGCTCAATCGAGGACTTGTAGTAGTCGTTGGCGGCTTGCTTTCCATCAGTGACCGCCCTCATGATTTTATCGATTTCTTTCTTCTTTAGCGTCTTTATACTGACTTCATCGCCCTTTGGGGCAAGAGCCATGACTGCATTAGCTTCCATTACATCTTCCCCCATTTACGGATACGGCCTTTCTTGCGTGCATCCTGCCATGCTTTTTGCCATGGGTTTTTCGTCTGTGCATATATCCTTGCACAGACATAAGCAAGGCAGTCAATGATATGCGAGTATTCGTTCTTGTCAGGTTCATCAAGAAGTCTCTCTCCTACTTTCTTTCTGTGATAGCCCCCGGTCAAGGCTCTTATGATCCACGTACATGACGGGTCTATCAAAAGCATTGGTTTCCCATCGCTCGTCATATTGGTCAAGAACCACCGCACGGCTTCTGCACGTTCTGTCTGCGACAATGCACCCGGCTGAACATACCATCCAAAATCATCTCTAAGTATCTGATTTGCAGTTTTTTCATCTGCCTGTGAACGCTGATTGCCTGCCGGGTCGCCTACACAATTCAGCGAGAATCCATAGTAGTATGCCGCTAAATCGGCTTTCAGAGCTTTGGCGTGGTTTCTCATGCCAACATCCCATGACTGACACTCTCTAAGAACAAGAATCTGCCCCTTTGCAGTTGTCTGACAGATGATGGTAGCAGGGGTAAGCCCATAGTCGAAGCCTAGCTCCAAAGGTCTCCGCTTGTCAGGTCTTAATGGGCTTCCTGCTACATGGTAGTCGTATCTAAACTCTGGATAGTAGGGCTTTTCGAGCGATACGTCCCAGTTGATTTCGTATTCTCGCTCCCACCCTGCGGCAGTAGAGCCTTCTTTCTGCTCTTTTATCCATTCAGGGTCTCGCTTGTCAGGGTCGGCAGTGTAGTGAACCCTCGCAATGTAAGCCCCGTTTCTCCTGTATTCTGTGAGACCTTTAATCTCTTCATGCTTCTCTATCGCCTGTTCATCTTCAATCCCGTTAATGTTTTCGTTGACTATCTTCGAGAAGAAACCGGGGTTTGCCGAACTGTCGATGAGAATACGCCCGCCGCCTTGAATAACAGGTCTAAGAGCCATCCATGTTTCCTCGGCGTTGTCCCAGAAAGCCATTTCTGTACAGTACACACGCGATGCAGTGTACTGTCGGAGCTGGTCAGCACCTTCTGCAACCGCAAAGATGGTCGTGCCATTGCTGAACCGAAGGAAGCTGTAGCCCTTCTCGGAGCTTATCTTCTTCTCTAGCTTAGGGAAGCGGTGGCGGTTATGCGGCAGATTGTTGTACATAAACATGAATCGGCTTTCGCCCATTAAATAGGCTGAATCGTCGAATTTCTTTGACTGTATGAATATGGTTTGGTTTTCCCTGTACATCGCTTCCCATAAGCATATGGCAAGGCAACACCAAGTCATCATCATACGTCTTGATTTTGGTATGCAAAGAATCTTCTCGCTCTCTGCCAGATAGCAGATGCGTTTTAGATATTCTTTGTCGGGAAAGTTCTTTACCTTCCCTTCGTCAGCTTCATCCATCGTAAGACAAGCTCCACGGATGAACGCCCAAGGGTCATTCTTCCATGCTTTCGTCTCCATCAATGTGAGAAGCTCTTCTTTTTCCGCCCTGCTTAGCATATGTTCACCTTATAGCTGAATAAACCAATAGGAAAACCACCGTCAACCCATACACAAGAAATGCATCTGTCATTTCCTTGCTTTCTTGTCACTTGCAATCACAAGTGCCGTGTACAGGTGTTTTGCGTCTTTCACGTTGCCGCTAAATTCGTCATGGTCGGCTTCTATTTCTACTTGAGGCTTAATCTCTACCGTATAGCCTTGCGATTCGTATTCGCTGACTGCATCATACAGCTGGCTACAGTAATCGTCATGTTCGTATGTTTCGATGAATTTAATACCTTGCGTCATGTTTGCACCTCCTTAGCTACTCATTTTCTTCCACAAGTCTGCATATTGTTTTTCTTGCGATTCATGTAGTGCTTGTGCATAAGAATCAGCTGAATCGGCATCTTTGAATTTTCCTAGATATTGTCCAGTCTTGCGATAGTAGTTGATAATGTCGGGAGCCCACCATAAAGCTCTTCCGTCTTGCGTGATTGTTGGCAATAAGTATTCGTAGCCATCAGGCATGGTAAATGAAGCAGATCGTACTGTTGCGTACTCTCCGTTAGGCATCTTAACTACAGGTCTGCTATCTAGGTCTATGTTTCCTGGAGAAATCATCCCATTCCAATCACCATCTATTACATACCTCGGCATAACTGCACCTCTTTTTTTGTTTTTTATTTTTTTCGGGAAATCGCGTTTTATGAAATCTATTGAAGTTATGGAGATATTCGAGGTTGGGGAAGGAACTTCTTTTGATTCTTTAGAGTTCCAGATTGGGGTATACATTTAATAGATTCCTTTGTATGGGGACCCCACTCGCCCCCTCCCCCTGCCATAGCCATGGGACTCCTACCACCCCCACGGACGCCCCATGCCCCACGCACGCCCGCGCCCATAGCCAGCCACCCATGCCATGCATGCCCATGACCCATGACGAGCGAACGCCATGCCCATGCCTGCCCATGACCGCATGCATAGCCCACCGCCGGACGCATACTCATATGCTCATCCGCCGGAGATAGCCTGAAACCATGTCATTCTGAATGACTATGCAGAAAGTAAGATAGATCGCCGTGGTTGTATGATACTTTTATGCGTTATTCTGCATAAACCTATCATTTCAACTACTCCGGCGGAATACCTCGGACTTGTTCATCAACTCTGCGATACGCTTATCGATATCTTCATCGGATACCGTCTTAGCATTAGTATTTACCGTGCTTACCTCGGACTTATCAGCATAACCGTGATTATTCTTCAGGTCGAAGATGATGCCCGCCACATTACCTTTGCCGCTAATCATACGCCGCTCTAGGTCTGATTCTATCGCGAGATTCGCGCGTTTTAGTAAATCGGCAATAGTAAGAGAGTGCAGTTCTCCGTCAATTTCGCTTCGTTCTAGTACTGTGTCTTGCTTACTCACTTCATGCATGTACTTATTCATCGTGTCTTTACTTATATTGAGATACAAGCATAGTCCGCTTCTAGTCATGACTTCATCTGCTTCCTGCTTCTCTGCTATCCATGCATCTATCTTCTGCTTCAGCTCTTGAACGTTATTCAACTTTCTTCGTCCGCCAGCATGATTCAAGTCATGTTTATCTACCTTCGCTCCATCATCCATGATTACTAATCTAGTCAATGCCAGCCGTATCTTCGGACGCTTTCTCCGCCAGACGCTGAGTAGTGACTTAGTTATCCCCATCTGCTCCGCTATCTTGCTATCTGATAGTCCGTCTTTAACCCATTTTCGTATCTGCTCTAGCTTATCTTCTTCTTCCCAATCTAAGTACTTCGCCCGCGGCATCTGCTCTCACCTCTCCTTCCGTCTCTTCCGTTCCGCTCTGCGCTTCTGTTCCCGCGCTCCGCCTTCTGAAGCTCTCTTCTCCGCACTCTCTGAATCTCGAAGCCTGGAACCAGAAAGCGAGCATTATAAAACGCCTGCTTACCAGAGATTTACTCTCCAGCACGCAGACGTTTTTATATCTCTATATATACGGCGATATATATAGACTATCTTATACACTACTCTACGATACTATTATAGCATAGTTTTGCCAGATAAATTCGCATAATTTCGCAAACTTTCCCGACTTTATCGAATAAAATAGCCCCTGACCGCAAGATCGGGGGCTTTCTCTATATATGTATTACTTGATTTCCACTTTTTCGCCGTCTCTCTCTGCATAAACGCTGTATCCCATAGCATTTAGCAGATTGACCAGCTCCAACGCTCGAAGCGTCCCAGCACGTGACTTTTTGTTAAAGTTCTGCTGCGTGAACCCGAGTATTTCCGCCGCCTTCGCTCCGCTGATATTCCCACGAGCGAGCATAACACGAATAAACATATACATTTCTTCGCTATCCATTCAATCGCTCCCTTCTCCGATACTATCGGCATTTTCTCCATTATACTATAGCCCTTCTTTGTCGTCAACAACAACAAATTTCAAGGAAAAACAAAAAATTTCAATTTTCCTCTTTATAACAACTTTAAGTTGTGATATTATACAGTCATCAAGAGATGAGTTGTTAAACACAACTCAAGGTTATCCTCGAGTGCGGGGAGAAAGAAGGTAAATCATGACAGTAGACGAAGAACTCGAATTAACAGCAGAAAGCACACAGCTTCACGAAGTAGCTGAATCTCTCCACGACCTTGCGGCAGACGCGGAAGCAGCCGCTAGACTCAGCAGCAAGCATGGCGCAGAGTTTGATTACATCGCAAGTTTCATTGCAAAGCTCGCAAAGGAATGCGAAGAGTACGAAGAAGAGTTTGCAAAGGGAGCAGAATAAGGCGGAACGGCTTCTAGGGGACTGAGCCACATCAGTCCCACCCCATTTATATTTGTTATTCCTGCGAAAGCAGGGGAAAGAGAGGGAATTATGGCAATCACAAAGGGAATTTGCTACCGACATCTTGACGGGTTGACAGATGAAGAATTTGACGCACTGGAAAAGGAAATTTCCGGCGTCATTGATACGCTTGATGATGACGATTTCTCCGACATTTATCAAGAATATGCAATCTATAATCACTATCCGCGCGTTTATAGTAACTGCGATTATGTGATTAACGACATGCTCTCTTGGGCTAGCCCTTGGCAGATAGTAAAAAAAGCACACATGCACTATAGTCCTGAACATAAATATGTCAGGACTGACGAAAACGGAAATCTCTACTCAAGTGATGAGGTCAGGGATCTAGCGAACGCATCGCCTGAAGCTCTCGCCAGCTTTGTTATCGAGAATGACTGCGATTATTTCATCAGCGAAATCGCAGAAGTCATGGATAAGTATGACGACATCGGAAGAGAACGCGAGGAATAAGGGAGGCAAGAATGACCACTGTATCCGTCCATTATACGTTTCCTGGCTTCCGCTTCATGGACCATTGGGAAACGTTTGATACGGCAGACGTTGACCGCGCCGTCAGAGACGCGGAGCGAGACACGGCTATAGATATGTATGTCATTGGTGGAGTATTCCACCGGAAGGGAGAATAAAAATGAAACTGCTGAAAGAAGATTACCCGGTAAATAGATTTGAGGAAAGTGCAAAAATCGCGAGCCTGTACGACCTTCTCGCGATTATCATCGGCGGTGACGCTGAAAAGTCCCTGACGAAAGCAGGGAACGTGGTCCGCGAATGCGTGGACGCTTACGGCGGCGAATATACCGCGCTTTCATCCGCCGATTGGAGAGACTTTGTAGTATCTGCCGGGCTGACTAAAACGGCGGCGATCAAGGTGGCGGCGGCTATTGAGTTGGGTAAGCGGCTAGATTCCGCATACGACAAGCGGAACCGCGAAAACTTCGGAAACCCTGAAAATGTTTCCCGCTTCTTCATGGAGCGGCTCCGCCATGAGACGCAGGAGCATTTCTGCGTCGCTTATACAAACGTAAAGAATCGTTTGATTGGCTGGAAAGAAATCAGCATCGGCGGATTAAACGCCGCACCTGCTGACGTAAAAGAAGCGATGAAGTGGGCGATCAGATTTAAGGCTTACGGTTTAATCCTCGTTCATAATCACCCTTCTGGATACCCTGAACCGTCAAAAGAAGATATAGAACTCACAAAAAACTTCGCGAAGGCTGCAAAATTTGTTGATTGTGAAGTCCTCGACCATGTCATTATCGGTGACGGCATCTATGCAAGCCTTCACGACCGCGGAGTTATTTAAGGTTTCTGAGGGGCTGAACCCATCAGCTCCATCCCACCTGATATTTATTTGTTAAAAAAGGAGAAAAAGAATGGAGAAGCTCAATCAAAGCACGCTCGAAAAAGCAATGCGTCGCGCATTCAAAATCTGGCTCGGTGTCATCCCCGCCCCTGAGTGTCTGGAAGATATGCAGACGTTCAGGATCCCTGCGGTAGACGTTGCAGAACTGCGGCTCGATGCGGCGAATGGCGGTAAAACGCTTGATTGCCCGTCGGACGTCTGCGACTACCTCGCGGAGCTGGTCGTATGTTGCGACGAATGGTGCATGTTCCCAAGCTCCGTCCGTAGGATCTTAATCGACATGGAGACGTGGGCGGCGGCAAATATGCTCGATCTAATAGGAGGGACGGCATCGGACGCCGTGGAAGCGGAAGAGAAAAAACATCATACATTGTCTGCTATCTTAACTTCCTGCCCTAGAAGATAAAGATTTACGGTTCTAAAGTGGCATCCTTGAAAAGCCCCTTCCAATCGGGATTCACTTATATTAAAATGAAAGGAGATGATTTCATGGGCTGGTTTGAATTGCTGTACGTTGTATTCGCCTGCGTTGCATTCAAATTTCTGCTTGAGGAAGCAGGAAAGGGAGACAGAAAACGCAGAAGATAAATTAAAGTGGCTAGTGCTTACATTGCACCAGCCACTTTTATTTTGCTCTAAATACGAATTAGTCCGCGTGCCGCACACTCAATAGCGAATAGTGTCATGAGTTTGTCACGGCGTCTGTAGTACGTCATTTTATCCATATGCAAGGCGTCTACAGACGCTTGCCACGTGTGATGCTCCCAAAATGATACTTCGATAATACGCTGATCGTGATGGTCTAGCATGTTCATCACCTTGTCAATCGCTGCGAGCCACGTTTCCGGCTTCTGAACCTCGCCGCCTGAGATAGTCACCATTCTCAAAGGCGTGAGGTTTTTTAATGCTTCCGTCTGCGTCGGGTCCGATACAAATCCCTGCGAGCGGCGTTCGGGCGCGCCGCTTCTCCGTTTCATCTCTAGTCTCTTTTCGTAAACTGCCTTTCTGATGTTGTGATAGTTGGCGATATGCCACCTAACCGACCTTAAAGCCCCTTCTCCAAGGTCATACACCGGTGGATCCCACGCCTCCGTTCCGTTCTCCGCTTGCGTTGTCATCATCGGTCTTTAAGAACTTGACGAAAACTCCCTGCGCGATGCGATCCCCACGCTTGATGAAAAATGGTTCATCTCCAGTGTTGCGATAGCAGATAAAGATCTGGTCCTTGTAATCGGCATCAATCACGCCAACGGAATTAACAAGCTCCAGCCCGAATTTAATAGCGTAACTGGAACGCGGGAAGATGAGTAGAACGTCATCTTCGTCCATTTCTACTGCTGTATTTGTCGGGATAACATACTTCTCGCCCGGCTTGATTTCTGCTGATACAGCGGCATGAATATCGTATCCTGCGCTATACTTTGTCGCCCGGCGTGGAAGCTCCGTCTCGATACACTGATCCAATTTGCTAAACTTTCTCATGATTATCCTCCTTCGCGTCCGGGACTATCACAACGAAAGCCCCAGTCTTTTTCAAAATGTCACGCAGCACATAGTAAGATAGCCCGGAAAAGCAGGCAGTTACAAATGCACACGCGGCAACGAACCCGATTGCAATATCATCCGCCATTATCTTCCACCCTTAATGTACATGTAGTACAAGCCCAAAACTAAAATCACGATCAGGGTAGACACATATTCGATGCAGTTATACAGACTTGTTTCCATCTGCTTCTCCTTTCAATTCAATGACAGTTACGGCGTCAGGCGTATCGAAAATGTCATCAATGCAGCGAGTGTAGTCTAAGTCTCCGTAAATCGCGGCGACTTCTCGATCAAGTAAGGCGCCAGGCAGTTCCTGAACGTCTCTGTCATCCCATCTGCGAGCATAAAGCAGCCTGCCTCGCTCTTTTCTGACATTCTCCGCGTCGTATATCTCGATGCCTTCATAGTTTTGTGCCGTTGCTACGCCAATTAAGTCTCTAAGTTTCATCCTCGCTTCTCCTTTCAAGCTCCGATTTAACCGACTTCCGCATTCTAAACCACTGCTCCTTGTCTTGCTCCATCCCCCAAAGGTCGAAGTCCATCCCGGCAAAATCATCGGAGCGTCTCTCATTTTCGCTTTCTACGCGCTGGAAGTCCATTTCTAACGCTCTAAGCGTCTGCGTGGTCAGGGACGGCACCAGCGGAAGAATGAAATTCACCGTATCGCTAACAGTATATGTCATGCGTCCTAATGCGTATCTTTCCGCGCTGATAATCATCTGCTCCATCAGATCGTCGAGTGGCAGCATTTTTACTTTACTCATGTTTGTACTCCTCGCATTTATAACTGAAATCAGACACCGCATAACAATAGTACGGATGCCGCTTCATGTATTCTTTTAGTGCCTCGAAATGCTTGCTTTTCTTGCATCTGTCGCAGGACTTGTTTGTACAATCCGAATTGCAGAAACACATATCGAAGGACCCGCTGTGTTCTTTTTTCCAATTCATACCTTCCTCCCATAAAGCCGCTCTACCTTTTCATCAGCTTCCTTGATTTTCTGTTGAACGCCAGACTTATCAAGTCTAAGGCTATAAACAAGACTATCAAGTGCGTTCTGACAGTCCGCAACCGCCTGAATGAGATTCTCTTTCGCTTTCTCTCGCGTTGTGTCCGTCTTGTATCCGACGCCGTTTACTCGCTCCCACTTTGAGATAGCGTGGATAAGCTCGGCGGCTTCTTCTTTAGCGATGCCGCAATTCGCTGATGTCCCATAAAATTCCACTATGTTCTTATTCATCTGTTCCTCCTCACACAATTTCAATAAGAAGCTGCATATTCACATGCAATGACGGCATATCATCCCCGAACATGAGTTCATCAGTACAGTAAGTCTTAGCACATGGGCAAATTGAAATTACATCCATATTTTCAACCTGTTCTGTAATAAACTTCTCTCTTTCAGCAAAGCTAAGGATCGCGTATTCTCTATTCCCATAAGTGACTTTGCAGTTGCCTTTAGAGAAATTTGAAAGACCAATGTCACACTCATCTGGAATGATTTCGAGAAGTTCTTTAAGTTTCATTCACTTTCACACTCCTTTAATTCTTTCAGCTTTTGGGCATACCATTTGATTTTGCCAGCTGTCTCTGCTTCGTCTCCTTTACGTCCGTACCGATATGCATACTTGAGGATATTGCCCCATAAAAAGCCCTCCAGCTGCTCTTTGGTCATGAGATGCTCCATGATCTCAATGGCTTCTGGGATACCTTCTACCTGATAATGAGAGGGATTTACAGCGGTATATTCAACCTTCTCAATGGCGTCCATCCTAATTTCAACTTCCCCATCCAAATCAGAATTGACAATACAGGTTTCTTCGTTAGGGCAGAATCGTATAATAGTACCTTTTTCAATGGCATTCAGCCAAACACGGTCCCCTACCTTAAATTCTCTTTCTTCTTCCTCTGCTGGCATAACCTTTCCAACTACAGTAAGTTTTTGGTCATTATCACCACAATCTCCAAGACTTGCTAATAAAAACCCATCTTTTGTAAATGTGCTTACTTCATTCCCCTCAGGGCTTTTATCCCATTTTACGTCAATGGGATATAGACGCCCATCATTGTGATTTGCAATTACAGTCCCTAACCCATGATATGAATAAAAAACCCTATCTCCTAGCTTGAACTTAGATACAGTCATCTATCGTCCACTCCTTTCTTTCCTCCTGCGTAGTCTATCTCAATTCGCAAAAATGGTTTCTGTTCTTTTTCTGCGTACATCGGCGTGATATCTACTACTTTGAAGTCGTGCCACTCACGAAAACGGCAGAACGGCAAATCAAACAAATCTCCTGTGTACTGAATCTTCTCATCTACCGAAATCATTATGGCTGGGTTTCTCATGGTACTTACAAGCTGGCTAAAATACATCATGCTATTGCTCCTTTCTCAATACTTCCTAGAACAAACTTGTTTCCCTCTTCTCAAACTCAATTTCCTTCTTAAACCGTTCTTCCCATTGTTCAAGCGTGTTGTCTGAATGATCCATCTGCTTAAACTCGTACAAGATACCTTGAAGCTCTTCTTTGTTGTTGCGAATCACGCCGTTATTCAGTCGTTTCAGCTCCGCCCAAAGTTCAGGGAAATCGCGGTAGAGAAGTTTCAGATCTCTCACGCCCTGCATTGGGCAGATCCAACAAGAGAGGCGCGTGCGCTCTTTGTACAGGCCCCCCCAATCGAATCCATGTTTGTAGCAGTATTTGAGCGCCTGCTCTTCCGTGATGCCCCATTCGAAAAGCGGATAAATGTCGTCTTTTACACGTTTCGGCTCATCAGCAGCGATCCCGATATAAAGCTTCGTGTTCGCGCGGTTAAATCCATGCGCTTTCATAAACTCCTGCACCGGCTCGCGCTTTAGCATTGACGTACACCAACGGTTCCGCATTGAGGACCACCCGTACCCATGCTTCCCAGCTCGCTTCCCTTTCTTTCGCAAGATGTAAAGCAGACCGTACTCAAAGCTGTTCTTCGATTTCAATACCGTCACCATCTTGCCATATTTCTCTCTGATGTAGCGATCCACCTTGTCTACGTGCTCGTACATCTGCGGGAACTCCATTCCCGTGTCGCAGAAAAGGATGTAATCAATTTTCATTCCCCTTTCTAACATCATGAGAAGCAGCGCCGTACTATCCTTGCCGCCGGAAAAGGAAACAATCGACTTCTTTCTATCCTCGATGTGTTCCCTGTAGTCACTCATCACATATTTCCCGATGATGACATTATTTGAGGTTTTATTCCTGACTGATTTTTCATTCAGCCAGACCTTCACCTCTTTCGGCAGCCCCAGAAACGCCGCGTCACACGCTCGTGATAATTTTGTATTTGCCATTGCACATCTCCTGATTGAAATGTCCGATAATCAGTTTCTTTATTGCTTCGACAGGGTTAGGATCAATAGTTTTAAGGTATTCGTCTATCGATTCTTCCATGCCTTCTGCTAATGTGAAAGCGTTGTCACAGGTACATGTGATCCTAAAATTTTTCTCTTTCATCTGTTCCGCCTCACTCAATTTCAATGATGAGTTCAGGGATTACATCAAGTGGATAGGTAACTCTTGACAGACGCTCTACATTGTTAGCCTCTACATTAACGCCCGAATAAACATGTATTACATCCATGTTCTTGACTTGCTCTTTAATGAGCTTGTATCTATAAGATAACTTCTCAATAGCTTCCGCTTTATTTCCATAAAAAACAGAGAAGCCATTATCCCATGGTATAAGACCAATTTCACAGTTATCTGGAATAACTTCAAGCAGCTCTTTAAGTTTCATTTGCTTTCTCCTCTTCCTCTTCGCACGGTTCTATCACTATTTCAGTCTTATCGCCCCATTCAGACCCATGAGGACTAATTCTTTTCACTAAACAATCGTCATATTTATAATTGGTGCAAAGTGCAACTCGGCCAGAATATACTTTTTCTTTCGCGCCATCACGGTTGACGACGTACACGTCGATATATTCGTAATCATGAAGGCAGTTAAGCAGTTCTCTAAAGCTACCCTTCCTCGAATTCCTTTTCACGTGTATATGCATGGAGTTAAATTCATTGAAAACTATTGCGACTTCCATTTTCAATAAGTTCTCTGGAATAACGTCAGGATCGTGCTCTCTTTTGAATATAGCTTCAGCGTTAGGACCCCAAATTATAAATAAAGGGGTATCGTTATCAATTTTGTTCACTAATTCTTTAAGTTTCATTTGCTTTAACCTCTCTCCTTTAACACTTCCACTAACTTCTCTATCACAAAATCCGCGCACGGCTGCGCCATGCCGTTACCAATCGCTTTATAGCGTTTCGAATCGCTTCCACCTTCCGTCCAGTTATCAGGAAGTCCCTGCAGCCTTTCACATTCAAGCGGGGTAAGCCTTCGCACGAACGTTTCGCCACGCTTTAAAACCGCTTTTTCGATTTTCAGTGGCACGTTCCCTCCGCCAGTTCCCATTTGCGCCGTCAACGCTGGGGCAATCTCGGCTTCGTTATACCTCGCATCTTTGTAATGACTTTCATAAACCTTTATTTCCACGATGTAGTTCTCGCTCCCTCCTGCATACGCCCCCTGCAGCTTTCAGCGTACTTGCGGGAAGTCCTTGTTTTATCACGGTATAGCTTTTCGTAGGGAAAATTTCAGCCTCCATCATGCGCCTGCCATGTCAAAACCGCTTCCAGCAATTCGGGAAGTTTTTTCCCTTTTGCCTTAACTCGTCTAAGTATTCCCTTCGGCCTGTTTTGCCCGGTACAATGCAAACTATAAAGCCGTATTTCACCAACTCCTTGATCGCTCTGCGTAGTGCGGTATCACTCTTGAAAATGCCGCTAGCAATGACTTTCGCACTATTCAGAAAGAAATCACCGTCTTTGATGTCGGGATTGTCCGGCCATTTGTCGCGTGGGTATAGCTTTTCATTGGCTTTCTTCCTTTCGGTTCTCTGCGTCACACGTCCACTCCATGCATTTAAGATAAAGCTGTATAGCATTTTTCCCTAAAGACATCCACGCGGGCGATTCTACCATAGACAAGGAAATTTCTACAAACTCTTCGTTCTTGTGGCATGCTTGCCATGCGGGGAAGCTGTACACGTCATCCGCCCAGCACTTCCGCCGGATCTTTTCCCCTTCATCTGCCTCTTTCCATGTTTTCATCATTTCTTCCCCGCTAATGTAATAACCACTTCCCGATCCTCGCTAAGCCCCGCATGGTCTACGCATGCGTTCTCGAAATTTTCTGGGATGCCTGCACTTCTGTCTCCGTAATACAGAATTTGGCCATCTTTGTTCTGAATGACGATCCTATCGAAGTAGTCTTCGTCTTCGACTGATCCCCAAACTTCTTCTACTGTCGTAAGCGTGTTATCTGTCGTAAGCGTGTTATCGCGTTCGACAAGCATCATGCCATGGAGAAATCTATCCTCAATTTCTCCCATCATTTTGTCTCCTCTTTCAATCCCTTTCTCGACGGAATACTGAAGAAGGCGACCCGCAATGATGTTGACGATGATCGGCATGTCGTTCTCGTCAACAATTCGTGCGAGCTGCATTCCCCTTACCTTAATTTCATTGATGAGACGCATGATTCTTTTCCCATCTTCCTTGTGGTATTTCCCGTGAATTTTCAATTCTTCCATTTTCTTCTCCTTACGTATAATCTTTAACGTCACTTTTTTCTATCTCAATCGTGATGTACGGCACTTTCTTCCCATCGACAAGCAGCTTGCTTTGAAACCGTTCAGCTTTCAGATGCAGATATTTCGGACTATCGTCTTTGATAATGCCTGCGGTAACTAGACCGTCTAAAAGATACTTGCATCCGCTGATGACGTTATCGTCATCGCGGCGCATTGTATCTTCGTAAAACGTTACGATACATGTCACATGTTCGGTAAACCTCTCAAGTGTCTGCGCGCGGAACGTCTCAGCAAGCTCTTTCGTGTACGTCTTTTTCATCGCTGCCCCGGCAAACCTGTTCGTGCGGTTTAGCTGAATAAGGTCATTCGTGGACGGGAGCCTGCCTCGATATGTCAGCTTAATCATCCGTGGTGACATACGCCACGCCGCCATATTCACACGCATGCATCACATCATCCTGCTCGTTGTCTGTCAGCTTCGCTTTAACGACCTCGCCGTTGACCGTAAGTTTACCGCCAGCCGTGTCCACTACAGACGGATTGATGTATGCCTTTGTGCCATTAACAATGATTGTCATTTTTCTTGCTCCTCCACTTTCTAGCTAATTCGATTTTTTTCTCGGTCATGCTGACGCCATTGATCTGCATCGGAACGATAATCCCTACAGGGACTTCCATGATCCATACTTCAGATTTCGTTTTACCGTCCTTGATCTTTAGGTCGAAGTCCTCGATGTAGTTTATGTTCTTCCCGCGCTCGACTTTGATTTTTACGACTTCGTTCGTTTTCGTGCGACTGCGTTTCTTTATGTCGTTCTGCCACTCGGCTACATCGACACAATCTTCGAACGCTCTAATCGCATCTTCCAGCTTGTCGAAAAATCCCATCTCATCTCTACAGATAAGCTCGTCCTTTCGATACGTCGCTTTCATTAAAATGTACGCGAATTTCAAATTCATTTCCCTCGCTATGCTTCCTGTTTCCTTAAACTTCCTTGATTTCACTCTGCAAGATTCTGAACAAAACCTAGCGCGTTTTTGCTGTATCGTCCTGTAGTCTTTCCTGCAATACTCACATGTCTTTTCGATACCTCTGACCGCGTTACTTGCCGTGCCGCAATCAGAATGTTTGCGTGGCAGAAGGCAATGATGCCCTTCGCCTTCCACCACCGCCTGCCCGCATTTCTCACATTTGTCGATTACGGCACCATCCACAACGGTTTTTCCCGTTGCTCCAAGCTCTTCCATGTGCCTGTTAAATTCGCTGTACTGCATGTGTGCCAGGTACGCCGCTCGCATTAAATTCAACCTTCCTAAGTTTGCGGCGCATCCGCAAAACCTCATTGCCCTGTTCATCACGTCACGCTTTCTTAAAACTCGGGGATACTTTCGCTGTCACCTTCTGATGTGCAGGAACGACATGTTCGCGTCCGTCGAGACAGGAACGGAAGGTTCTTTCGTTGATATCGACCGTCTTGAACCGTACAAGATTTCTGATAACGACTTCATCCCCTCTCGAAACATGCCCGATCAGCTTGCTAATGAACATATTCACAATGTTATTCACACATACCTGTGAATAGCCGAACTCATTCCCCTTCATTTCTTCGATAATGTCTGATGTATAAACTCTCATAGTTCCTCCTTCTTAAAACGGAATGTTTTCCTGCGAGACTTCCTCGCCAAACTGGCCGAAGTTTCCTTTTGGCGGCTGCGAACCGAACCCGCCCCACTGACTGTTAGTTGTCGACGGTTGCTGCGCCATCGCCCCGACTTCTGCGCGGTCTACGTTTACTTCAGTTACCCATTTCTTCTCGCCGTTCTGTTCATAGCTTCTGACGTTGATTTTCCCTTCCACAAAAATATCCGATCCAGCTTTGCAGCTGTTACCGATAAGTTCTGCGGTCTTGCCGAAAGCTACGCACGGGATAAATGTGCTTCTTTCATGCCATTCGCCCTGCCACTGGTATTTCTCGACACACTGGACGGAGAAGTTCGCCATCGCTGAACCTTTCTTCGTCATAATCATTTTCGGATCTCTCCCGACTTTGCCAAGCAACATGACACGGTTGATACAAAGTTCCATTTTTGTTTCCTTTCGTAAATGCTCTATAACGCTATTTCAGGGCTTCGCCCTATCTATTCGATAAATCTATCGTGCGAGCCTTGCGAACGCCTGTAGAAGGCAAATAAACGCATTCTCAGATGATTTGCACCGCAAGGCGCATGTAGATTGATTTCAGAATTGGTTTATCAGCTTCGCTAACTGCTCCGTTTCGGAGGTCGATCATGAGTTGATTGAGAAGCACCATCGCTTCGTCGCCGCTGATATTGATGCCTGCTTTGTCATCCGGCAGCGTTTCCTCCTGCTTTGCTGTTATCGACGCCATTCGTTCTTCCGCCTTCTTCCTCGTTTCCAGTTCCGTCTTTCCGTATGCGCTATGGACCTTTCCGTCTATTCCTGTGAACTGCGCTTCGTAGCCGTTTGAAATACGTTTGACCTCGATTGCGGTTGGAGTAACGCTTTTCGCGGTGACGTGATCTCCGCATTTATTGATGCGATCTCCGCATTCATTGACGTGATCTCCGTATTTATACGGCTTGAACAAAGCCTTCTGGATTTCAGGGAAGGCGTCTAAAAGCGTTTTGACTTCCCACGCACTGAACGATGAGCGGTTGCCGACCGTTTTTTGATACAACACGTTCGGAGAAATATTGAGAAGCTCTGCTACTTCCTTTTTCGTGACCCTCGCCTTTTCAAAAATCTTGTTGATCTCCTCTTTTGCTCCGTCAGCCAACACAAACCTTTTCATAACTAAGCCCCTTTCAATCTGCGGTTTTCTCCGTGAACCGTGTATACATACGGTTCTAGCATTTCTTTCAGCCTGCTCCCGATCCCTTCGTCTGCTCTTGTTATCTCATCGAGCGGAAACTCGCTTGAGACGATGGTTGGCATCCGATTGACATACCTAGAATTGATGATGTCAAACATGATCTGCTGGTCTTGACTTTGCATTTCGCTGCCCTTAATTGCCCCCTTGAACAAATCGTCAATGTAAAGCCATGGTAGCTGCGATACCCTCGCTATCATCTCGTCGTATCGGTCTAGGTTTTTGTACATGACTGCCTTGATTCGCTGTATCTCTCTGCGATACTGCCAGTAATGGTGTTCTCGCTTCATTGCTTGACAGGTGGCTATGCAGATGTGCGTCTTACCTGTCCCTGGTCTCCCGAAGAATCCAAGCCCTTTCGCGTTCGGGTCTTTCAAAAAGCCCTGTGCGAGCTTCTTCATCTCGTATGCCATGATGTTGTCGGTTTTGAACCGCTCCATGGTGAACACTTCGTAATTCTCAGGCTTGATCCCGCTTGACCTCAAGTAGAAATGCATGTCTCGTACTTCTCTGCACTCAGGACAGCGGCACGCCTTGTCTACGCCTTCCATGCGGTAGAATATCCATCCTGTACCACCGCAGCGTTTACAGGGAAATCGTGTTGGTTTCTCATCCAGCTCTTCCTTCGGGCTAAAACGGGAGATCTCCTTCAACTCCGCTATAAGTTCCTTCGCTCGTTCGTCCATTTCCGCTCCTTTCTGCCTGCCTTCGCCTTGCGGCTTCTCTTTCCTCTTCCGTCATCTCAAAGTAACCTTTGATGTGAGGAATTTCAGGTTTAGCGTCAGGTCTTTCCCTCGCCTGCCAGCTTCTGCAAAGGGATTGCCAGTCCGTGATCGGCATTCCTCTCATCTTCCAGCCGACGGCGTTGTAGTAGTCGTAGAATTTTTCTGGCGAGAACGTGAAGTTATTTTTTTTCACGAACGCCTGAATTTTTTCTAACGTTGGTGTCACTACAGAAGTGCCAAAATGGTTTGTTGTTGGAGTTGGAGTTGCCTTTCCGGATGACCCGTTAACTGCTATGTTAGATCTACTACTCTCTCTCTTACTCATGTAGGTATTATTCATGTAGGTATTACTCACAATAGGACGGGTCACTGGTGGTCCGTCTAGCCGGGTCACTGGTGGTCCGTCTAGCCGGGTCACTGATGGTCCGTCTGATGGTTCAATTTGACCCGGCTGATGGTTCAATTTGACCCGACTGGTTGGGTCATTGGTGACCCGTCTGCTACTGCCATGAGTAGAATGTGTTTCTTTTGCATTGGCAAGTTCAGACAATTTCCTGATATAGATTTTTTGCGGCTTTCCAAACCCTTGTGCTTTGGTTTCGATTAAGCCTGCGCTTTTGAGTTCTGCGAAGATTCGCTTAACAGTGCTTTCAGATGTGCCAATGACTTCTGCAAGCTCGCTTCGGTTGAATAAGAGGAACATACCGTTTTTGTCGTGAAAGCGGTCAATGTTCTGGCGAGACATCATCATTCGGTCAAGCATGAGAGAGTATGCCCATTTTGCATTGATAGAGAGGTCTTTGAACCCCTTCGCCAACGCTCTCGGCACTGGGATAAACTGATAATTCAGCTGATCGCAGACATCCCAATTCTTACTCATCTCTTGAACCTCCTATAGATCTTCTCCGCTTCATCCTTATGGGCTTCATTCCACGCTTTCATCTGCCCTGCATCCATACGGCAGTCCGTGAAGAGGATGCGGTATTTCCGCTCGTTGTCGCCATGGGCGTAGATTTCATGGCAGTTCTCGCACAAGAGAATCAAATTCCCTAACGTGTCTGAACCACCCGCGCTGCGAAAGCGGATGTGGTGATGATGAAAGCGTCCTACGGACTTACCGCACCACTCACAACGACGGTAGCCTTCGGGAGACGCTCTCTCATCTACCATCCGACAGACTTTCCTGTATCCCGAAGGGGAAAGTCTGATTTTACTTTCCTTCTTGATTTCCATTTCCTTTCCCCCATTCATCAATCAGACGCGCACGCTCGGCAGGCGTCATTGTGTCAATGCCTTGCTGCTTCACTTCTTCGATTATCCAATCAATCAGCCGCGCCATCTCGGCAGATGAGTAAACCGACGAACCGTAGTAAGCATTGAAGTAGACTTTTACTCCGTCATCCATCACCCAATCAACAAGCCAGCCCAGTCCCTGGCGTTCCCAGTTTCGCTTAAAACGCTCATAGGCGGCTATGTCTACGCTGAGGGGCTCGAATACCCCCACCTGCTTGATAGCTCTCTCATAAACCTCTTCTTTGCTTATTTTGAGGGCTTTCGCTATCTTGTCCATTAACACCCATGCATACGCATTAGCGTTCAGGCTCCGTGGCTTCTCGTACCGTTTCAGCACAAGGTTGAACTTGCCTTTCAACAATTTGATGATGCCGTCGAGTTTGTCCTGCGGCGTCATCAATCGCAGGGTTAGGATGCTCCAACCCTGCTTTTCACAAGGTTGGAGCGAGTACCCCATGGCATTTACCCACTTCATTTAAGCCCCCTGCGGACGTGCCTGATCGAGTGCCATGTACTTATTGACCGCACGCTCCGTGTCCATCACGATGGCGTCTGCCACCTTCGGTGAGACGGCTGCGATGCTTGGCGCGTTGCAGACCAATCGAGCGAAGTCTCCGGCGTCAATGTTGTGACGGGCAAGGACTTCCACGACCTTCTCGATCGGGAACTTCCTTGTCTCTGTAGGCGTTCTCTCTTCCTTCGCCGGTTCAAGTTCGTCTGGGTCTGCGGCAGGGGAGAGATTGAAAATCCCTGCAAGCGCATACTTGCGGGCGTAGGACGAAGCTGAACCTGTAATCTGCGCTTCGTCCATGCCCTTCTTCATAGCCGCTTCGCGAGCATATGCTGAGTTCTCTGCGAGAAGAGAGCCGTCCTCAGTGTCGTATACCTTGACCGTCGCTTTGACGTAGTAGCGATCACCCACCATTTCGATGTTGTCGCTGATAAGGACCAAAACGCCATACTCAACCATCAGGGGTTTCAACCCCGCCAAAATGTCCTCGGCGTTCCTGTAGCTGTATCCGCCGAACTGATTCTTGTGATCCTTCCCCACCTGTAGCTTGGCAATCACGTTAATTAACTTCTGTACGTTCATTCTTTCCACCTCATTTCACGGACACCGACGGCTTTCTAACCAATCGGCACCCTGCAATTTCCTGCCCTTCTTTCAGGGCTTCCGCAATCGCCATCTTGTCTGGCACCCACGTGTACTTTCTGAACCGGTCAGGAAGGTATGCGCTCTTTTTCACTTCTACGGATTCGCGCCCTTTAGAGAAGCGGATAGTCACCGCCACATCCTTGACAGGGCATCCGTAAGTGAGAATGTAGGACTTGAGACTTTCGATTTTCGACTGCGTGGATTTCTTCATCGCGGTCAGTCTCTTGATTTCTTTGTCGATCAAGTCCATGTCATTCGACATGTTCTTGATGACGAGCCCCACGTTGCGGCTCTTTTCTTCCTGCTCCATCGGCAGGTTATCGAGGTACTCTTTGTCGAACACCTCGCCTGTCTCCGTGTCCACGGAGGCGTCATCACTGACCTTGAACAATCGGTCAGTGTTCATAAGTTTGGAGATTTCCCAAAGTTTCATCTATGTCACTCCTTTCAAAATCCGTATACAAACCTTCCCTTACTGTCGTAAAGGTTTCCATCGTCGTGCCTCGTAATGACGGTAACGTCAGGGTGGTTTTTGAACCAATCCTCGACCGCCTCCTCCTCCGACATTGTGACGCAGGGTTCGGGCTCATAGTTTGGGTCATCGTAGAGACAATGCCACTCATAATCGTTCTCCACCTCATCGTAGAGACCGTCGTCGAATCTGTCCCAGCTCATTTAGCCCACCTCCTCTTCTTCACTGGCTGCGAGCCAGCGAATGTTTTCAACGACTTCTCTGAACGTGCCGCAGGAGAACTCAAGACTTCCTGGTGCTTTGACCACCAACTGAAGCCCGTAATGTTTTGCCGTCTTGAAGTACATAGACACCACGTGCGTGTCCACGACGAAGGTGTACTCACAGGGAATCGGGTCCTTGATCCCGATGTTCTTAACGAGAATATTTGAATCAGCGATTTTCAGTTCATCAACCACGTAGTCGGCGATGAACGGAAGGCTTTCGCCCCAAAGCATTCTGTCCTTTTCAATTTTCATTTTGTGTCCCTCTCTTTCTTGTTGTAATGACTATATTCATCCTGCATATTCATGATACAACTGCATTGACTTGTTGTCAATAGTATAAGCACAATGTTTTTTCTCTTTACACTTGATACTGCTTTGTGTATCATGTGTATGAGGAGGTGATAACATGGTGATTTCTTTATTGCCCTACTTAGTGGCTGCTCACGAACTGTCGATCCTAGAGCTATCCAAACGTTGCGGCGTGTCTCGCCCTGCCCTTACGGCTCTTGCGAACAATACAGGGAAGGGTGTCCAGTTTGAGACGCTGGATAAACTTTGCAGATTCTTCAACGTCCCTGTTCAGGGACTTCTGCTTCTCATCAATGAGAAAACCTGCTATGTCAATGTGCTTGACACGTCGCTTGGAGAACCTGGCAGGAAGATTCTGGTTGATGCTACTATCCACATCGGGAGCCACGATATACCCGCCGAATGTGCAGTCACATTTGATGGCGAATGCGGTGTTGATGCGGAAATCCGACCCGCGCTTAACGGCACAACCTGCGACGACGATTCATTCATCGAAGCCATATCTTCGTGCAAGCCTGCATGCGAGCTGGTGCGCTCGCTCTTAGCGCAGTCTCTCGAACGCGAATACACGGGCTACGATGTTAGTGCATCTGCGTGGGTCTGATAACATCGATGACATCCTGCACCGACATGCCAAAATGCTTACACAGGGCATCCAGCGTATCAAACTGGATGCCTTTTACTTTCTCTCCGTAGTAGTATCTGTACAGTGTCGGGCGAGAAATCCCAGTCGCGCGGCTAAGACTGTTTACTGTCTCACCGTGTTCAACTAGAAGTTTCGCAAACTTCGTGGGTTTCACGTTCTCCAAAGCTCCATCATTCTGTAGAGCTTTGTATTCATCTTCCGTAAGTCTAAGAGTTATCATTTCTTTCTCCTTTCTTACCGCCGTGCGCGTTCGACGTTCACGGTAATCACTGTTCCCGGCCGCAAGGCTCCGCAGTCGGAAATGTTATTGTCTTTCATCGCTTGCCAGACAAGAAGTCTCACATCGACTTCATCTTTGCTAATCTCTTTGCAAATGTCCCAGAGGGTATCCCCCTCCTCCACTTGCTTCTGGTAGGTGATGATTTCCGTTGTCGGCTGGTTCAGGTACGCCCCTGTACCAAGAACCGCCGCTACGACCAATGCAGTGAGAGCTTTCATTTTTCTTCCTGCTCCTTTTTCCATTCTTCATATTCCGCTTCATGCTCACGGACGTATTCAGCAATGAACTTTATCAAGGTTTCCATTGCCACTCCTTTCCTTAACTTGAGTACATTCAAGTTAATTCCGCAAAAAAAATTGGCATAACGTCGGATTTTCTGATGTTCAGCAACTTGACCATCTGCTTTATTTCTGCGGTATTGAAACTGGTTCCCTTCTCACGGCACTTCTTATAGAATGTAGCTTCATTCATGCCGAGTAGAGCAGAAAATTCGGCGATTGTGAGCCCTTCCCTCTTGATGTACGAATAGAGGATATTTCTATTTATGGTTCTCACCGCCTTTCGTTGTGTCCTGAAATGATTATAGCACTTGAATGTACTCAAGTCAATGATTTAATTCAAGGAATTTATTGTTTATAAGCATGTTTTTCTTGCGTATAAGCCTGTTTACCTATATAATAACCATAGAGCGTTGCGTTGATACAGAAAGGAAGATATTCATGGAAATTGCTAAACTCATAAGAGAGCGGCGGCTTGAATTAGGATTAACAATGAAGCAGTTGGGGCAAAAGGCTGGCGCGTCCGAGAGCGCAGTTTCTCGCTGGGAAGCAGGGGAAACTGACAACATGAAAAGAACAAATATAGTGAAAGTTGCTGACGCCTTACACATTTCACCACTGGCGTTTTTAGGCTATGACATTTCTGACAAGAAAACCGTCAAGATTCCGATCGTCGGACATGTTGTTGCAGGGACGCCAATTTTTGCACAGGAGAATATCGAAGGAATGGTAGAAATTAATGAGCGCGATTCCAAAGGTGTGATGTTTGCCTTGAAGGTAATCGGACACTCAATGGAACCGCGCATACAAGAAGGTGACCTGCTTATCATTCACAAGCAGGACGATGTAGAAAGCGGTGATATTGCTATCGTCTTAATCAATGGAGATGAAGCTACCGTAAAGCAGGTAAAGAAGCAGGCTGACGGGATTATGCTGATTGGGTTTAATCAAGATGTATATGAGCCGCATTTTTATTCTAACAAGCAGATTGAGCAGCTGCCGATCCGCATTATGGGTAAAGTAGTAGAAAGCAGACATGTATGGTAAAACTGGATAGGCGTTAGTTTCAGAAGAAAGTCCGTCTCATGGCGGGCTTTCTGAGCCGATAGGTGTTACATAGCGCGCTACGATTTAAGAGGAGGCAGCTTCATGAGTTTAATTGGTTTTTTCAAATATATTCGATATACGTTGATGGCAAAAATAGGGGTATTGATTATTCCTTTCTGCCTATTTTATCTGCCATCGGACGTTCACCTAGGGACGCTTTCATTTATGCGGTTTATTGTCTTTCTATATTGCGTGCTATTTGCCGTTAAACTTTTTGCCATTGGGGTAAAAGACTTGATTGTCCCCACCGGCTATCTCACTTTGGCGGTATACGTCCAACCGTTCTACAATTTCTGGGGCATTTACAAGGTAGGAAGAGATCATGCGCTTCATTTGGCGTCATGGGGGGATACATATACGCTACAGTATTGCGGAGAAGCCATGATTGTGTTACTTATCCTGTCATATATTGAAGAGGTAGGCAGAAGAAGATAAATCAGGGGTCCTCTTCTATGCACATTTTTCTACAATAAAATTGCAGTTTCGGCACAAAATGTTACGAATCGGTGGTTTTAATGCCGAAAAATTGCGTTAAATATAAACTACGCCGCCGAGGTGCGGCGTTTTTTAGTGAGGTGATACACAGTGAGAAACGCGGTTATTTATGCGAGATATTCGTCGGACAGGCAGCGAGAGGAATCTATCGAGGGGCAGATCAGGGTATGTGAGGACTTCGCCAGAAGAAATGACATGCGGATTCTAAAGATTTACACCGACCGTGCGCTGACCGGACGCACGGATAAGCGACCCGAGTTTCAGCTTATGATAAAAGAAGCTGCGTCGCGAGCGTTTGAGGTTGTCATCGTGTACAAACTGAACCGCTTCGCTCGCAATCGCTATGACAGTGCATCATACAAGCACAAACTAAAGAAGTATGGCGTGAAGGTTGTGTCAGCGATGGAGAATATCGCCGATGATCCATCAGGTATTCTTCTTGAATCTGTCATCGAGGGCATGGCTGAATACTATTCTGCGGAGCTTTCAGAAAACGTCATACGCGGGCAGACGGAGAACATCCTTGAAGGTAAATGGGCAGGCGGCACCGTTCCCCTTGGGTACAAACTGGATGCAGAAAAACATCTGGTGCTTGATGAAGAGAAAGTGCCTATTGTAAAACTCGTGTTTTCAATGACATTGGATGGGATCGGCACAACCACCATCGCAAGGGAGCTTAACAGACGTGGATACCGCAACGCACGCGGTAAGCCGTTCCGCATGTCTAATATCTACGTCATCTTAAAGAACAAACACTATCTAGGGAAGTTTTCGTGGCGTGGGATAGAAAGCCCCCATGCCGTTCCTGCTATTATTTCTGAAAGTGATTTCAATGAGGCGCAGAAAATTATGAACACAAGGCGTGTAAATCGTGTTAAAGCAGGTGAGAGGTATATGTTATCTGGGAAGTTGTTCTGCGGAGAGTGCGGCGAGCGCATGGTAGGCACTAGCGGGACGTCCAGAAGCGGCGAAATTTACTACTACTATGCTTGCCCGAACCATCAACGCAAAAATACCCGTACCTGCGAGAGGACGCAAATACGGGCGGATATAATCGATTCTACGGTGTGTGACGTAACAACAAGGCTGTTAGAGAGCGATGCGGCGGTGGAGGCTATCGCAAGGCAGGCGGTAGAGGTTCAAACGCATACAGACGTAAACGCTGCTATTGCAGCAACGAAGAAACGCATGGCAGACGTAAAGAAGAAAATAGATAACTGTGTGAAAGCAGTAGAGAGCGGCATTATATCGGATGCTATAGCAAAGACGTTGCACGACAATGAGGAAACACTACGTGATTTGGAGTGCGAGCTTGCGAAGCAGGAAATCGCCAGAAAGTCGAACGAGCTTACAGTAGACAAGATACGTTTCTTCTTCAAGTCTATTTGCAGGGACGCTAAAAAAGCGGACAAGTATAGGAGAATACTTCTCTCTACGCTTGTCCGCATGGTAATCGTGCGTGGTGATGCGCTTGAAATCAGATATAACTATGCAAACGAATACCCCGCTTTGCAGAACCCTGTTAAAGCGGAGTGTTCGTATAACCATCGTTTGGTGGTATCTTGTGATAAATCCACGAACACCATCTACTTAACGCCTTCTTA